GCCGTCACCCGGTCCTTGATTTCCCGGAGCTCACCAGCGACGGCCTCCCGGACGGCTGCGGCCAGCTGTGCCGTTGCCGCTGGGGTCATGTAGCCGCCGGTCTTGCGGATGGCCGGGATGATCTCGTCGGCGATCTTCGCCTGGAATTCCTCCGCTGCGCAGTTCTTCGCTTTCATCGCCAGGCGGTAGAAGATGTTTTCGGGGATGAAGTCCGGGAGCTTTCCATCGTCCCCACAAGTGGGGATGCCAAATTCGGAGAGGTATTTCCGAACACGTTCCCATCGGACGACCTCATTCCCGCTTGCGGCTGTCTGCGTAAACCCCAGCCCCCGGGCCACGGCCTCCAGTTTCAGGTAAGCGACGCCGTCCTTCTCGTAGCACTCCACGCCCTGGATGGTCATGATCTCGTTCATGCTACGCCCGCCCCCTTTCCACGGTGCTCCTCCAGCCATTTGCGAAGCTGGGCAATAACAGCTTCTACATCTTCTCCCAGACCCGTGCGGTACATCTCCGGGTCATCCAGCCGCGACTGCAAAGCTTGCAGTTGCCATTTGTAGTCCGAGATCAAGTGGATATCGACCCGAGGGACAGGCTCCCCAGTTCTCGGGTCGTCCACATACCCGATAATTGGATAGCTCCGCCCACAAAATTCTATGGTTCCCATTTTTCAAAAACCTCCTCATTTCTTTCTCAGGTTCCGCCAGATGACCCACAGGGAAAGTGCAATGCTGGCCCCAATCAGGCTGTAGATCAAAATATCCATTCTTGACACCTCTCAAATGATTTGCTATCTTATAGGGGGAGGTTTTCCTCCCCCTCCTCTACTCCGTCAGCTTCTCAATCAGGAGAAGCAAGGCGGTTACGAGGCTCAGAAAAGCGGCGGTGAGGTTCATCAGGTGGTCGGCCTGGGGCTTGCCGCTTTTCTTTTTCCGCTTGCAATCCCCGCTTTACTCTGTTATCATGGAGGCGGGCCGGGAAGTAAGGCTTCCCCGGCTCCGCCTTTGTGCGTTGGGTAGCGGTTTTCCTTGACCTGGGGCCGCTACCCTTTTTTATTTTGCCTCGTCAAGCACTTTTTTGACAGCTTCCCGGAGTTCGTCCAGCGTCTTGCACTTGTCTATGAGTTCAAGTACCATCCGCAGGATGTACTCGGTGTTGGTTGCCATCTCGTCCATGTCCTCACTTCCTTTCGTAAGGAGCTTTTGCTCCTGCCTTACAAGTACATTATAGCATAATGATATCAATATACAAGATGGGATGTTGCATAAAGATAGCATTTATAAATTGTATATTTTGCATATTGTTATCATTATATTTGCACTGTATACTACTATTTGAGGAGGTGTATATTTTGGGCGGAAAAAACAGTTATGCGAGTATAAAGCGTTATCAAGATAAAGTTTACGACAAAGTTCTCGTTCGCCTGCCAAAAGGTAAAAAAGATACTCTACAGGCCCACGCAGAGGCCCAGGGGGAAAGCGTCAACGGCTTTATCAAGCGGGCGATTGATGAAACTATGGAACGAGATACGGAAGGAGGTGAGACAACATAACAGATGAAGAACGGAAGGACGCTAAAATGGCTACCATCTATGAGCTGCGCCTAATCTTCACCAGCGGAGAGAAGAAAAACTACACTGTAGATGAAATTGCGGAGCTGCTGGATAAAATCGCCGCCGCAAAGGATCAGGAATGAGTGCCACCGGACCGGGGAGAAATCCCCGGTCTTTTTGCTGTCTCGATATTGAGTTGTCAAGGTTCAAATCTCGGAGCAGGGCAGCTATTTGCCGCCGTCCGTCTCCTTATACAAAAAATTCCTGCGTCTCAATATCGAGACAGTAGTGATGATTGGTATTTTGCTGTTCAACTTGCCGTTTCCCGGTCCATGACGGCCTGAATGCCTCGGGCGGTCATAATTTCGTGGATCATCAGCCGGCCCTTCTGGGTCCATTCGGTGTGAAGCACAGTATCGGGCCTTCCATCACTTCGGGTAATCTGAATGGTTTTTGACTTGGTATATCCTTTGCCCATGTGCTTCTGGTAAAGAATCCACTGGCCGTTGACAGACCGCTGGATGCCTTCCTCATGGAGAATCCTGTTCAGCTTTCGGGCGGTTAGGTCGTAGTCGGCGGCAATCTGCGTCGTGGTCAGTGACTTGGGGCTGGAAAGGATGGCGTCCACATACTGCTTGATGGGCTGAAAGTCAGCGATAACCTGACGCTGGACCTCGTTCTCTGTAGCAAGAGCAAGACGCTTTTCTTCTACATCGGCCAGGGCCCGGAGGGCGGAGGGGTAGTCCTTCGGAAGCACGTACTCCATCTTTTCCCGCATTTTCTCAAATGCGCTGACATAGGCAGCGGTAAACAGGACCCCCTTCTCCCCGGTCATTTTGTTCGCCACCATGTCGCATCCCTTTTTGGTCAGGAGGTAGCAGGGGAGCGTGCGCCTGGTGCTGTCTTTGTAGGTGCTCGAGATGAAAAAGCCACTGGGCTCAATTTTGAGCTCAGTAGAATTCCGCATGGTTTCGATATATCCATCAATATCCCGTAGCAAATTCTTGTGTTGCTTCTCCACCAGTTTGGCAACCTCCCGGCTGTCCACTACGTCCACTTGGTTAAAGTTGAAAACCTGCAATTCTGTCATACAAAAGGGCTCCTTTCAAATTTTAATAGGAGAGACGGCGGGGAGAAATCCCCGGCTTTTTTGCTGTCTCGATATTGAGTTGTCAAGGTTCAAATCTCGGAGCAGGGCAGCTATTTGCCGCCGTCCCGCTCCAGCTTTAGCCCACGCCGCCCGGTCTCCAACTCCGCCATATCCAGCACCAGCCCCACAGGGAGCAGCAGGGCCTCCTTTACCGACAGGCCCAGGAACTGGGAAGCGGCGTTCAGGTACTGGCTGCGGGTAAGCCGCCGCCCGTTTTTTTTTCCAGCTCCAGCAGTCCCTTGTCCACCTCGCGGGGCTGTTCCACCTCCCGGCCAAAGCCGGAGGCAATAGCGGAATAGAGGGCCGCCCGGGCTCTGGACACGTCCAGGGGAGATAGCAGGGTCATGAACAGGTCTACGGAGGGAACAGTCTGCCGATCATGGCCCATATGACGGCGCAGCAGCTCTCCCTGGGTGGCCAGCTCCTCCAGATACCAGCAGATCGCCTCAAAGGCGCTCCGGCTGTTGCCTTTGATATGGTCCAGAACAGAGCCCTTGTCCCCAAACTGGTCATAGATGTCAAAGAGTGCCGCGCCGTTGAGTAGCAGCTGATACTCCTGACCGTCCAGCGCAAAGGAAATCGGCCTCATGTGGTCTCTCCTTCAGCCGAGGGCTCCTTGCCGATATCGGAGCTGGTCCCGTCGAACATGCCGTCTACCCAGGCCTGTGCCGCCTCCTCGGTGTCAAAATCCTCAGAATAGCACCTCCATTTCCCGATCTTGCAGGTGGCCGCAGTAAATTGCAGCTTCCCCGTCGCCAAAGAAATGTTATCGCCGTTGGTGTTGTACTCATTCCCCTGAAGCATAGCCTTCAGCTTGGGATAAAAGATACCCCTGCACACATCCCTGCCGTCATCCAGGAGCATATTCACATAAAACCCCATGCCGCCGTAGGGGGGCTTGTCGTTGGCGCCAAACCACATATTTTTGTGGCTGCCCGTCTCGATCTCCGAGCCGGAGACGGCAGACATGGAATCCCTGGGGATTTCCGTCACCTCAACGGAAATTACGGCCTCCTTAAACTTGACCACGTGGACCTTCAGGACATTGTCTCCATAGCCCTTGGCCTCGTTGAATGTGGGGTTCTCGCTCACCTTATTCAGAGCTCCCAGGCTCACCGGCGTGTCGTAAGAGGGCAGCTTGCCATCCAACTCCGGGTTTTCTTTGGCAAAGGGGGCCCATCTGATGTACTTTGCACCGTAATCCATAAAATTTCCTCCTTACAAATCTTTTGATTTTAAAAACGCATCATAGATTTTCTCCGCCTCGGCTGCGGCAGGGCCGGCGGCAACAGCGTTGGCCATAGCGATAAAGGGCCGGGCGGGCTGGTCCCGCTTGCCGTACTCGTTGATAAAGGCAACGGCGGCGTTGCGTTCTCCTCTGCTGTTTACACCCCGGGGAGTAACATACATCACCCGCTCCCCATTCTTGTTCCGCTTCATTTTGCCCCGGCGAATGGAGTGCAGGGTATCCCCCGTGCGGTAGACGCCCATGGTCATCCCCTGGGCAATTTGCGTCTCCTCCACTACCTGGGCCTCGGCGTCCAGCATGGCAGCGGCCACATCATCGGGGATGGCCGCCACATCTTCCAGTGACAGCATCAGGTCATCCAGCCCATCTACACTCAAGCTTGCCATCACACATCACCGTCCACCGCTTCAAACTCATACACATAGTGCTGTCCGTCCCCATCGGTGGCGTCGGTGATGGTAGGGGTGGTAAAACCCCGGACGGACATCAGCGCCCGGCGCAGGGCCTTTTTCTTGGGGTGGGGCCGCTGCTTCAGGGGCAGGAACCAGTGCAGCTGTACCAGGTACCGCATCGCATGGGGCCGGTTGTCTCCGAATCCGACGGGAATCTCGCTGTAGTTGAAGGTGCAGTACTCCTCCGCCTCCCCGGTGTAGATACCGGGCACGCACACCGGAACCAGTGGCTCAACCGCTGTCACGATCTTGCTGTCCAGCATTGGCGCCTCCCTTCACGCTCAGCCACTTGCACCACAGTTCCATATACTCCCCGCTGTCGCCATAGGTGTTGAGGTAGATGATCTCATAATCCAGCCCCTTGTACCGGACAAACATCTTCCGGTCAATCTTCTTCCGGGTGTACCGGATCAGAAAGCGGACCCTGGCCTCTCCCACATCGGCGTTGGCCTTTACCAGCTCAGTCCCGCTGGTTTGGGAGAACCTGGCCCAGCAGCTATGCACCATGGCGGGCTGGGCCCCCTCCGGGAGGTATCCATCATCGTCCAGCTCCGGTTTACGGCAAATGGAAATCTTCTTGTTCAGCTCCCCTGCGTTGACATACATAGGGCCTCCTATCCCCCGGTGTCCATGTTGGACACCGGGGCTGTCAGCTTCAGCTGGTTTATCCTCCTCCGAAAGGAGGGATTATCCACGGCGGACTTTTCTGCCACGGTGATCCCCCTTCGGTCCCAGGCGTCCAGCACCAGGGCGGAGAGACACAGGTCATACTGTCCCCGGCGGGGTGTCCCAGCTTCGGGCTCATCGATCCCCGCCTGTTCCATATAGCTCACCGCTGCCTGGACCATTCCATCAAAGACGGGCTCCTCCTCGGGACTCAGCTCGTCAATCCGGCAGTAGGCCAGCAGCGCCGCCCGCCGGGCGGCGTCTGCTTTAGTTCTCCGGGCCGCCATCAGCCAGCGGCGGCGGGGCCAATCAGCGCCTTAAAGGCGGCGTTCTTGTCCATGGCCACGGCGGTCATGCGGCACAGGCCCCGCAGCTCCCAGGTGTCTGTGGCCCAGGCGTCACCGCCCACATCAGTGGCAGCCACCTCAATGCCCTGCCGGACAAACAGGGTGCCCACAGCCTGGAACTTGCCGACGTAGATGGGGGCCTTCTCCTCCTCGTCAGGGATCAGGTCGTTATCCCCATAGACCACCCGACGGCCGCCCAGCCGGTAAACCTGGGGGTCGGCAGGATTGGGCACCAGCAGGGAACGGCCATTTTTGTCTTCCCAGCCGTCCATCTCGGCGTAGCCGTTTTGGTTGGTCAGCAGCACCGCCCCGGCGCTGTAGGCAGTGCTCAGCTGAGAGATCAGGGCTCTGCGCAGCGCCTTGGCCTCGCCCCCCGCCGGCAGGGTCACAGACTTCTCCAGCCCCTTCAGCAGCGCCAGCAGCTGGGTGTTTTTGGTCAGGATGTACTTGGGGGCGAACCACCCAGCCAGGAACCGGAGCAGGCCCGCAGTGTTGTCCTGGAGCAGCTCGCTGCTCACCGGCAGCCGGTCGCCGTACTTCTCCACAGTGTAGGTCACCTTATCAAACTTGGGCTGGTCGTCTCTGGCAATGGTCTGGGCCTCCAGAATCTTAGGCAGAGCCTTCCGCTTGCCCTGCTCGATGGCCCGCCAGCCGGACAGGGTGCGCACCGTCTCCACGGTAAAGAACTGGCTCAGGTCCAGGTACTCCTTCTCATACTCGTGGATCATGTTGTCAAAGTCCTGGGGCACCAGGAACCCGCCGTCAGAACCCTCCGGGGTGCCGCCACTTTCGGTCAGCGCCTTGGTCAAAGGGGCGTAGGCATCCACGCCCCAGGCCTGTTTTACCTTTACCCCATTACGAAGGGCCTTGGTAAAGGCCTCGGCATACTCGCCGGACTTGCGGATGTCGTCGATGACCTTGCCCTTGGCCTCCTCGGCCTTCCGGGCCTCATGGTCCTGATACAAGCCCTTCAGCTTGTCATCCTGGTCGCTGAACCGGCCCTCCTGGGCCAGCTGGGCCTCGGCGGCGTCGATCTCCTGGTTCATCTTCTCCACCTCGCCCATCAGGGCTTTGTGGGCCTCAAAGTCCTTCTTGGCAAGCAGGTCCTTGCCCTCCTTCAGCTTGTCGGCCCGTTTTGCCTTCAGCTCCAGCCACTCCTGATACGTCATGTCTCAATACCTCCATATCGTTTTTCTTCCTGCTCCTGCATGGCCTGGGCCAGCAAAAGCGATTCATCATCACCGGCCTCCGCCGGGTTGGGCACATCTTCCTCCTGGCCGCCGTACCGCTTGCTCTTGACCACTCCGGCCTCGGGCTGGGACGGAACGGCCACCAGGGATGCTTCATAGGCGTCCTTGGCGCCATCCAGGTCCATCACGCACAGTCGGCCATCGTACTCCCGGCCGGGAATGTGCCGGCAGCAAGTCTTGGACTGGTCAGTCCCGCAGATGCTGCAAATAGCCCGCTCCATCCGACATCCAACGCTGCACTCCCGCAGAATCCCGGTCTCGATGGCCGTGATTGTGCCGGCGGTCTGCTCTGTCCGGGGCATGTAACATCGCAGAATCAGCCGCTTTACCTCACCTTCAGCCGCCACGTGGGTGGCATAGACTCGAGCGGTCTGGCTCCCGGCGCACCACACATGGTCCATCAGAACGCTTTTGCCCACAAAGAGGGCCGCCAGCCCCTCCAGAGCGGCGTCGGTAAACCGCTCATAGTCCCGGTCTACCTGGTTGTCACAGGCTGCCAGCTTGAATGTAAATATCTCCTCTTTGGTCAGTGGGCGCAGGGCCTGCCTATTGACAAGGGCAAGTTCGCCGTCTGTCAGCTCCGCCGACTTAGCTACGGCAGACTTCAAAATCTCATTCATTGTTTGGATTCTCCTTTTCCGCAATGCCTTTCATGGCCCGCATTACGCTCAGTTCCACAAAACGTTCCAGAGGCCCATAGTTCCAGCTGGCATACCGGCTGTCACCGCCGGGGACCTTGCACAGGTCCTCCAGCGCCCTGATATCGTCTACGCTGTAAGCCCCAGTCTCCCGCAGCGCCTTATACCAGGCTGCCTGAGCTGTGGTATCGCCCCGGAGGAACACCTTCAGCTCCCGCTTAATCCGCAGGGGCCGGGCCCGCTCACCTGGCAGGAGCAGCTTGTAGCTGTCCTCCTGGCCCCACTGGGTCTCATGGCCCAGCAGGGTGTAGTTGACGTATTCAATGCCATTCTGCTCGTTGCTCTGATAGCTCTGCTTCCCGGCGTAGGCCAGATGAAGGGGGACCCCGAAAAACCGGCACACGTCCGCCACCCGGACCTCGCTGCTCTCCACAAACTGGGCGTCGGTGTTGCTCATAGAGATGGGCTGGTATTTTAGGCCGTGATCCAGCACCGCCAGCCGGAAAGCGTTTCCTGCCCCTCGATGTACAGCTTCCCACGACGCCCGTACCTCCGCCTTGGGGTCCCGATGAACAACGGTGCCGTCCGGCTGTATCTGGTCAAAATCTCCAAGGTCTGCCTCCGTAGTCAGCACTCCGCAGGGCTGGCCGCCGCTCATCCAGGTGGCGTTCTCATACTGCTGGGCCGCCCGGGCTGTGGACAGTGTCATAGAGGCCCGCTTCAGCACGCTGACCCCCTCAATGCCGTCCTCGCTGTAAGCCTTGTAGTGGAGAATGTCCTCCGGCCGCAGCATGGTGGTCTCCCCGGTGACAGGGTGGGAGAAAAAATACCACAGGCGGCCGTCCAGGTCCACCCGGATGGTCACATAGTCGGGGGGCAGGGGGATCAGCTCCCTGGGGACCCCGCTGGCCGAGTCCCGGAAGATCCAGGCGTAGGCGTTGCCCCGGAGCAGCTGGTTGCACATCATCAGCTTCTGGTAGTCGAAGCTGGTCATGGCTTCGTTAGCCCGGCCCCACAGCACACGCCCCAGCCGGTGCTCCGTCAGCCGCTCCTTGGTGCGCTCGTCCATGATGTAGATGGGCAGCACCGCCATGGAGTTGGACAGTACCTCCACGCAGCGGTTGACCGTGCTGATCTTCATAGCCCGGTCCCGACTCATGGCTATGGATTCCTCTCCACTCAGCCAGCCCTCCGGGTTGTCCAGGGTCAGCACCCGCATACCGCCGCCCAGAGACTTCCGGACGGGGCTGGCCCGGCTCTGACCGGCCTTGACCAATCCTGTGCGCAGGCTCATTTGTCATCCCCCCACATGGAGAGTACCGCGCCGGCGATAGCCAGAGCGCCGCCGGTAATCATGCCGGCAGGCAGATAGATCATCCCGGCTCCCACCGCCACAGCTGCGGCGCCGGCCAGCAGCACCAGCTCTCCCAGGTGCCCCATAAGACCATGAACCATTTTCTTCATATTGATTGCCTCCTCTTACAGATGGAATCCTCCGGCCCGTACCGCCTGGGCCAGGTCGGGCGCTGCGGTCCGCTTCACCAGCACCCGGGCCAAAGCGTTCATGGCTGCGGCCACCGGGTCAATCCGCTGGGTGTCGTCCTTGTGCCGCTTGCTTAGCTTGATGTCCCCGTAATTATTTTGTATCTCGATGGCATTGGCCAGACACCACAGCACCAGAGGACTCTCCTCGATGACCACCCGCCCCTGGAGCAGCAGCTCCCGAAATGTCTTCACCGCCAGATTCTGCCCGGCGCAGGTCTGGGCCACCTCCACGCAGAAGTCCTCCCGGTTTCGGTCCTCGTTCATCCGGATGGCCAGGTCAGTGGCGTTGTGGCCGTCGTAGTCCACCTCGTCCACCCTCCAGCGGTGCTCCCGCTCCCCGGCGCAAATCCAGTTATACACATAGCTGTTGTCGGTAACGTCCCCCGGCGTCAGAGTGCAGTACCCGTCTCTGGCCCAGAATAGATAGGGGACCCGGTCGGTGTGTTCGTGGCGCTGGGCCCCGTTCTCCGGCATAAAGCCGTGCATCTTCAGGGCAATCCGTCCGTCGGGCAGGTCAAACACCGCCGCCGCCCCAGACAGGTCGATCCGCTTACCCAGATCAAAGCCGCAGTGGCAGGCCAGCCCGTCGGTGAGGGCGGCGAACTCCTCCCGGGGAATCATGGCCTGCTTTGCCAGGGCCATACACCGCTCGTCCAGGTAGTGGTTCACGCTGCCAATCTGCCACAGGTCCATCCGCCGGGTGAGAAAGGCCCTGATCTTGTCCGGGTCGTTGGAGCCATAGGCGGCGGTGTACTCCGCCTCGATCTGCTCCAGCAGATACTTGCTGTACTCGTTGGGGTAGCGCAGGCAGGGGTTGGCCTTGACCCATACAACCCTGTCGTGGGGGTTGTCCCCCTCGTCCAGCTCCCGGATAAAAACGGCGTAGGTCTCGTCCTCCACCTCCCCGGCCAGAATCCGCTTAGTGTACTCCTCCTCGATGTAGCAGGGCTTGCTCTGGGCGTCGTCGCCGGCGGTGGTGATGACCGAGAAGAAAGCCTGGGGCCGCTTGCCTAAGGAGTTCAAGGTTACGTCGTAGATGATGGAATCTGGGTGGCTGTGGTACTCGTCGATGATGGTAAAGGAGGGCGCTCCCGAATCCTTGTTCCTGGTGTCCTTGGACAGCGCCTTGGCAAAGCCGCCCCGTGTCCGGTGGGTGATGGGGTTGGACTTGGGGATGTACAGCCGCTTGGCGATGTTGGGAGACGCCCTGGCAATCTCTTTTGCGTCTCCGTAAACTCTTAAAGCCTGAGCCCGGTCCACCGCCGCGCACAGCACCTCCGGCGACAGTTCCCACACCGCCAGCTCCGGCTGGTAGGGGGGATACATCACGTCGGCGCACATGTGATACAGCAGCAGGCAGGACTTCTCCGTGCTCTTGAAGTTGGCGCGGGCCCGCTTCTCATACGAGCGTTTAAAGCGCCGGGCTCCGGTGTCCTTATGGACAAAGCCGTACACCACCGACAGGTCGAACACCTGCCAGGGCTGGAGCTCCACCGGCCTGCCCGCCTCCACCCCCCGGGTCTGGACACACTGGCCGAACCAGCGGATGATCCGGTCGGCCCTAGTAGTGTCAAACACGCTAATAGGGGAACGATTCTGTCCCCTGCCGCTCCAGGTCCTTCAAAAACCGCTCGCAGGCCAGGATTTCCCACTTGCAGCACATGGGCCGCAGCTTGCCGTAGACCACCTGCTTGGCATACATCGCCGCCGGATGGTGCTTTCCTGTTTTCCATCGTTCCGCCATACCACCACCCCCTTCTCACCCACTCTTGATTCTATTTGGCAGCCGTGTTATACTTTAGCTGTCGTCCCCTACCAGGGGTGTGGATTGAAATAAACAAATAAACAAACATCGTGGACGAATACTACGCCATCCCAACTCGGGTCGCCCCCCCCGCAAGGGGGGCGACAGCTATATTAATCTCCGAACAAGTCGCTGTCCGGGTCCTTCACGGCGGCCTGTTCGGCTCTTTTTTGCGCCAGCCGGATACGGCCCGAGGGTGTGAGGCCCAGCTTCTCTGCGTACTGGAGGATGTTCCGCTCCAGCGACTGCATCTTGCCATTGACGGTGTCCAACTTGGACACCGCTTCGGACACCGCCTCTGGGTCGTCCTTAGCCTCCTTCAGCTGCTTGGACACCAGGGCCAGCAGCTTGCACTGCTGCTCATACCGGGCCATCATCACGCAGTACACGCCCAGGGCGTCGCTGTCCAGGTCGTCCAGGATCACCAGCCCCCGCATCCGCTCCAGCACCTTCTTCCAGTACCGGCCGGCGGCGGCATTTTTGGTCAGGATGGCCGGCCGCTCCA